CAGTGGTAACTTAATAATTAAATCTGGTTCTACTACTGCTGCTACATTTACTGGAGCTAACACTGCATTAGCTGGAACCCTCAGTGCTACTGCACTTAGCGTAGGTGATGGTAATATAACTAACGTAGGTGATATTGCCCTTGACTCTATTTCTGCTGATGATACTGATATTAATGTAGCAGTAACAGATAACTCAGCAACTGCATTTACAATCAAACAAGGATCAGATGCTTATCTTGTTGTTGATACAGCTAACAGCAGTGAGTCAGTATCTATCGGTACAGGCGTATCTGGAACTGCAATAACAATAGGACATGGAACTTCTGAAGTAACTATAGGTGATAACCTAACTGTCTCAGGTAATTTAACTGTTCAAGGAACACAAACAGTAGTAGATACAGTTACCATGAACGCACAGAATGCAATCGTATTTGAAGGTGCTACTGCTGATGACTTTGAGACTACATTATCTATCGTAGATCCTACTGCTGATCGTACAATTAACTTACCTAACCAATCTGGTACAATACCTGTATTAGCAGCAGTAAGTAC